AAGAAGTTTGCAAAACAATCAAAGTGCATAAAAAGTTAGAAGGCACAAAGATTCCTGAGAAGAAGTAAGAGATGGACGGAGAAGTAGCACTCAAAGTAGAGGTTGGCGTTCTCAAAGAAAAGGTCTATACACTTGTAGACCTTTGTGAGAAGATGGACCGTGTTATTGAGAAACTTACGGATAATAACGCTACCGTAGTCAACCAAATTTACAACGACATGGAAAAAAGAAGAGAAGATACCGCAAGTGATATCAAAGAACTTCATTCAAGAATAACTACCGTGGACAGAAATCTATCAGATAAGATTGAACTGACTGAGCGTAGAATTATGGATGAAATTAAATCACTCCGTGACCATATCACAGAACACAATCAAAAAGAAGACGATGACTTAAAGTCTTTGATGCAGTGGAAGTGGATGGTCGCTGGAGGTGTCGTTGTTGTTGCCTGGATTATTTCCAACGTTAAATTGGATTACCTGGTAAAGATTTTTAATTGATTGATTTTTGTGAGTAGTAATGTTATAATGAATATATGGCTCTTTACATTGATTCGAAATATGTAAGAATGGTTTCTTCCCGCTTGCGTAACTTCAAGCAGAAGAATACCAATCTGTGGAATTTTTCATGCCCATATTGTGGCGATTCCAAAACAAACACACTCAAAGCCCGAGGCTATGTTTTTGCCAAGGGCAATGATTTATTTTACCGTTGTCATAACTGTGGAGTAGGAACAAATGTCGCCAATTTCCTCAAGCACCTCGACCCATCCTTACATGGAGAGTATGTACTCGAAAAATACAAGTCGGGCACAACCGGAACTGCCAACACGTATCACAGAAAAAGTGAAGTATCACCAAGAATCGTCACCAACCCACCCAAATTTGGTCACATCCAAAAGCGCAGTATATTTGAACATGGGGAATGGCTCAGTAGTTTACCAAGTGGACATTTTTGTTTAACGTATGCAGAGAATCGACTGATTCCTAAAGAACATTATGATAAGTTGTTGTTCACTTCAAACTATAAAGCATTTTGTGATGCGCTAATTCCAAATCACGATAAAAATCTAGTTGAAGATGCAAGATTAGTTATACCATATTTCAATTATCAGAATGAATTAATTGCTGTATCTGGTCGTGCATTAGAGACAAGCGACCGCACACTACGCTATGTTACATTGAGAACAAATGATTCTGATAATAAACTTGTTTATGGTATGGACCGTGTGAATTTAAAAGAACGTGTATATCTTGTTGAAGGACCACTAGATAGTTTGTTTCTGAAGAATTGTGTAGCAAGTGGTGATGCAAATTTATCTTTAACGGTGAAAAATATTCAAGCAGAAAAAATTACGCTTGTATTTGATAATGAACCAAGAAATAAAGAAGTGTGTAAGTTAATTGAAAATGCAATCAAATCGAATCACAATGTCGTTATTTGGCCAGACAACATTGAAGGTAAAGATATTAATGAGATGGTGTTAAATGGTTTTTCAACAGGCGAAATCCAGGAAATCATAGATAGTAATACATTTTATGGACTTGAGGCGATAGCCAAATTTACGTTTTGGAAGAAATTATGAACGAACGAATTAAAGAATGTATGTTCAGTGCTGGTTTGAATTCTAACTACGTCGAAGGATTCGACAGCATTTATTCGAATCAACTGGAAAAGTTTGCCAATTTGATTGTTAAGGAATGTATGCGTATGTGTGAAGTTACAGAGATGAGTTTTGTGACCCATGACTGTGATGTGGAAGCATCTGGTGCAATTACTGTAAAACAGTTTATTGCAGAACATTTTGAAATTGAAGAATAAAAAACACTAAATAACATTGTCACTCAAAAGGAGTCCAGTGTTATGTCTAAAAAGTATGTAAAAATATGGGAAGATTATAATGGTCAAAAGTTGCCAGAAAACATGGAAATTCATCATATAGATGGCAATCACGACAACAATGATCCAAACAATCTATTGGCAGTAACAATAGAACAACATTTAGAAATACATCAAAAGCAAAAAGATTATGGAGCAGTACAGGCTATTTTGATGAGAATCAATAGAAGTGAAAGTGACACAAAATTGCTTACCGAATGTGCATCCAAGCATCAAAAGAAATTACTCTCTGAGGGTAGGCACAATTTTCAATTGATGACTGAAGAAAGACGCAAAGAAATAAGTTCTAAAGTAGGTAATCTTACCAAAGAAAAACAAATAGGATTACATAGAATAAATGCTGATCCTATTCTATCAAAACAAAATGCAACAAAAGCAGGTTTGACATCTAAAGAAAAAAAAGCAGGTTGGCACGATCCAGAAAAAAGTGGTAGTAATTATGTAAAGAATACATTTTGGTGGACTAATAGCATTACAGGTGAAAGAAAAAGAAGTCAGGATTGTCCTGGTAATAATTGGAATAAAGGAATGAAATAATGAGTGTGAAATTGATTGGTGTAACAGCACCTTTTGCTGGACACAATTCGGCAGAAGATATGATTGTTTATATGGCCAGAGTATCCAATCCAAAAAATCAAGACATGGTTCGAGGTAATGAGAAATTGATTAGGTATTGTATAAAAAATCAGCATTGGTCAATTTTTGAAATGGTCAACGTTGTTATGGAAATAAGTACAACAAGAGACATCGCAAGACAAATCTTGCGACATAGGAGTTTTTCCTTTCAGGAATTCAGCCAACGATATGCCGACCCGACGAAAGATTTGGGATTTGATTTGCGTGAAGCAAGATTACAAGATACAAAGAATCGCCAAAACAGTATTGAAACTGAGGACAGTGAACTGAAGTCTGAATGGATAATCAAACAGATGGGTGTCATTGCAGAAGCAAAGCAAGCATATGAATGGGCAATTGAAAATGGTATTGCAAAAGAACAAGCACGTTCAGTTTTACCAGAAGGCAATACACAATCAAGAATGTACATGAATGGAAGTTTGCGTTCATGGATTCATTACTGTCAGTTGCGTATGGCTAATGGCACACAAAAAGAACATATGGAAGTAGCAACAGAATGTTGGAAAATTATTCAAGATAAATTTCCAAATGTAGTAGCAGCACTAGAACAATAACAATGGAGAAGAAATGGTAGATATTAGCAGCATTACAATAGACCTAGAGAGAGATAAATTATTTGATGAACTCGGAATTAAAAGACTCAAAGAATCATACATGCGAGAGACTGAATCAAGTCCTCAAGAAAGATTTGCATTTGTATCCGCTGCCTTTGCAAGTGATGTTGCTCATGCTCAGAGGCTTTACGATTACAGTAGTAAGCATTGGCTTTCTTATTCTACTCCTATCTTGTCTTTTGGCCGTAGTAAGCGTGGCTTGCCTATTAGTTGTTTTCTCCCCTATCTTGATGATAGTGCAGAAGGTTTGGTTAACACTCTTTCAGAAGTAAATTGGCTTTCAATGTTGGGAGGTGGAGTTGGAATTGGATTGGGAATTCGTTCTGCTGATGATAAGTCCGTTGGCATCATGCCTCATCTACGTACTTATGATGCATCTTCACTGGCATATAGACAAGGTCGTACAAGGCGTGGCTCTTATGCTGCTTATCTTGACATTTCTCATCCTGATATTATTTCTTTCTTAGAAATGCGTAAACCCACAGGTGATCCTAATTTACGCACACTGAATTTACATCATGGAATTAACATTACAGATGAATTCATGCATATAATTGAAACATGTATGCTTGACCATGATGCCGATGATACATGGGAACTTAAAGATCCACATAGTGGTGAAGTCAAAGATAAAGTATCTGCACGTGAATTGTGGCAGCGTATTCTTGAAACACGTATGCTGACAGGTGAGCCATACATTCACTTCATTGATACAAGCAATCGTGCGATGCCAGAGTTTCAAAAGAAAAAAGGTTTGAGCATCAGGCAATCAAATTTGTGTTCAGAAATTATTTTACCTACAGATAAACAGCGCACAGCGGTTTGCTGCCTTTCATCTGTAAACTTGGAGTATTATGATGATTGGAAGAGTAATGAACTTTTTCTGCGGGACGTGGCGGAAATGCTTGATAATGTACTTCAGTATTTTATTGACAATGCTCCTGATGCTAT